CTCTTAACGATATCCAAAACGGTATCAGAGGTATTCAGCAGGGTATCTGTGACAGCACATATGCACTCAACAATACCATGCAGAGTGGTTTCAACGGCATGAACGTTGGAATGCTTCAGGGCTTCAATGGCGTTCAGCAGGCAATTAACGCTGATACAGTGGCTAATATGCAGAACACAAACGCATTGCAGTCTCAGTTAGCTCAGTGTTGCTGCGACAACAGGGAAGCTATCCAGGGTATCAACTACAACCTGGCAACCAACACTTGTGCTCTTCAAAACACAATGAACAACAATACCAGAGATATTCTGGACAATCAGAACAGCAATACAAGAGCAATCCTTGATTTCTTGACGAATGATAAGATTGCAACATTGCAGGCAGAGAACTCTGATCTGAAGCGTGCTGCATCTCAGGATCGCCAGTCCGCGCTGATTGTAACTGAAATGAATGCACAGACGCAGCGATTAATCAATTCAATCAATCCATCCCCGATTCCTGCATTTCAGGTACCGGCTCCGTATGCATACGCAGGATGCAACGGATATGGAAACAGTTGTTGCTAAGTAACTCACCCTTAGAGGTTGACTAAATTCTAAGAGGTGGGTTCCAGCTCACCTCTTATTTGATTGAGAGGTAGAAATATGAGTTGTAAAAATGTTTGTAAGCTCTGCAACCATCTTGTGATAAGCCAGTCTGTCGCATTCACTGGTGGGAATCTTGTGGTTACACTCCCGGCAGGCAGTTATTCCAATGGAGAAAAGTATTGCATTGTTATCGCACAAAGCATACCAGAAGCCACTACAATTACTGCTCCGGTAATGATTCAAATAGGAACAGGAACAACCCTGTATCCATTACAGAATCGCTGCTGTGCACAGGTTACAGCGTGTGGAGTAAGAACCAGAACAAAATATGCAACCAGAGTAGCTACGAGTGCAACTGGTGGAGTATTCAAGATGCTAGGAAACCCGGCTTGTAGTCCGAGTAATAATTTAACTGCAATTAATGGTACAGCCCCAACAACAGACACACCTGTTACACAGGCTGTTAGAAAGGGGGCACTGTAATGCATAAAGTTGCAATGGAAATGGGAAAATGGGCTATGGAAAAAGCCAAAACACATGGCTTTGAGAATCTCAGCGCTCAAGACTGGGACGATTTGAAAGACTGCATGGAAGCTGTAAAGTGTGCGATTTGTGCAGATAAAGATTACAGAATCGTAGAAGCTATGGACGAATGTGAACAGGAAGAGAAATATCTTGGCCGCAGGGGATATGACAGGTATCGTTACGCAAACGGCAGATTTGCCCCGAAAGGCAAAGGAAGTCGTATGGGATACAAGCCGTATCTGTACATGGAAGATGATGACTGGATGTACGAGTATCTGAACAATCCAGAGTTTGAACGTAATATGTACCGCATGGGTTATCATCCAGATCGTAGTGATATGAGAATGGATGGAATGAACCATAAGCAGTCCAGATATGGTGAAAGCTATGACAGATACAGCGAGAACCGCAGACATTACCATGATTCCAATGATACAGAATCTAAGAGAAAAATGGATGATTCCATGAAAGAGTATACATCTGACATTATCCGTAATCTTACAGAGATGTGGTCGGATGCAGACGCAACACTCAGGCAGTCGATGAAAACCGACTTAACTCGTTTGATACAGCAGATGAATTGAATATGAAATGAATTTTGCCCTTGTTACAGGAATGTAGCAGGGGCTTTTTAGTTGAGAAAAGGATGGTGAGAAACCATGCTAAGACAATTTTATATGAACGAGGACTTGTGGAAAGCTCGCTTTGTTTCGCCCTATGATGATGTTCTGATTGATCGTACAGGGCAGAGGACGCTTGCGGTATCGGATTATTCTACAATGACAATTTCGATTGCAAATAATCTGCGTGGAGAACTTCTGAACCGCGTGTTTATCCATGAATTAGGGCATTGTGCGATGTTCAGTTATGGCTTGCTACCAGAACTTCACCGTATGGTCAAGAAACAATATTGGGTTGAAGCAGAGGAATTTGTGTGCAATATGCTTGCCGATTACGGATGCTTTGTAATTGGCGTTGCAAAAGATGTTTTAGGAAACCAATTTACTTATGTGTCCCCTGTTGGAGTAGAAAAAATGATTGCATAAATGAAAACCCTATTATGCCAGCTGTAAATGATGATGGTGTACTTATTTTTTAGGAGGTAGTTCATGGAAGAGGGCTTATATTGATTAAGAACAGGAGAAAAGACATGAGAGTAAAGATTGAAGTCGGAGGACAGATGTGTTCGCAATCTTGAACAATGTAGATTCTGAGATGGATAAATCTGAAGAAGTGTAGAACGAAACTGAAATAAAATAAACAATCAACCATTTATTGGAGAGCAGAAATGCTCCCCTTTTTTGCATTGGAGAAAGTATTATGAGAGGATTAAAAAGACAGAAACAGACCGTGCACTGGTCAAAAGTAACCGAAATACTTGAGGGAATAGATACCGTATCGACATACAGTCAACCGCAAAGCTTTAAGTTTTCTGTATCATCTACCGCAGGAACGCCAGAGGAAATATCGGCAGGAATCGTGCCGGATTACGACAGATACATTACTTCTTTCAACCGTTCTTTCCATCCGCAAGAGGGAGATGTATTTTGGATTGATACCGTGCCACAGGTTGACACACTGGGAAATCTGGTTCTGGAAGATGGTATTCCTACAACACCGCCAGATTATCGTTTGAAGAAAATCCTTGATACGCAAAGAGGAAATCTGGCTAGATATGGAATTAAAAAGATAGGTGCAGAAGAATGAGCGGACGAGTAATCAAATGCAATCTGAGCCAAAAGTCTATTGGAAATGCAATCAAAGAATTGAAAGCATATCAAAACAGTCTTTGCGATAAAAATGAAGTATTTCTTAAAAGGCTTTGCGAATTGGGAATTCCTGTCATAGACGAAAATATTATGTTGGCACAGGGAGATTCTGACAGGAACCACAATACCTACATCAAAATCAACAGGTTCGGAAATTATGCGCAGGCAACTCTTGTGTGCGAAGGCTCTGGACTTTTGTTCATAGAATTCGGTGCTGGTATTTCGTACAACACTCCGGCAGGAACAAGTCCCCATCCAAAAGGAGAAGAATTCGGATATACCATTGGTTCCTACGGACAGGGAAAAGGAAAAAACGAATCGTGGGTATATGTGGCAGATTCTGGCGAATGGGTACGTTCTTACGGTACGGAGGCTACAATGCCCGTGTACAAAGCAAGCGTAGAAATTATGCAGAATATCCGTAGAATCGCAAAAGAAGTGTTTTCTGCATAAAAACATAGCACCTTTTCTTACTGAATATAACGTCTGTTTTATGTATACTGTAAGATATAAAAGCATCTACCGGAATGGTGGGTGCTTTTTCTATGCTCAAAATAAGGTGGTGACAGAGATGCCAGATGTAGTAAAAAATCCAGTTTCAGACGTATTTGAACGATGGAAAGCAACTATTGAACCCGTTGTAGGAAAAGGAAACTTTTCTAATGACGAAAGTCAGACGGTAGCTTCAAACAAAAGAGTTTACGCACGTTTGTTCTTGCTTGGAAATCCAACATCACGTGGCAATCTTGAGGGGGATGAGTGCGCGACAACGCCATCTTTCCAATCAGAATCCTATGCGGTTGGTTCAAAAGCTTCTTCAAAAGCATATGAAATTGACGATGCCAGTCACAAGGCTATGGTTGGCATGGGTTTTCGTAGGATATACGGGCCCGTAAGACAAAATAATGCTGATAACAGCATAAAACGTGTTGTTAGCAGATATAGCCGGATATATACTGGCACATTACTCTAGGAAAGGAGTGAGAAAACATGGAACAGATTATGAACTATGTGAAGCCGGAACTTCTAATTGTAGCCGTAGTACTGTACTTTATCGGAATGGGAATCAAAAAATCCGAAGTCATACCGGACAAATATATTCCGGCAATCCTTGGTGCTTTAGGCATTCTGATTTGTGGAATTTATGTTATTGCTACATGCGCTATATCTGGCGCACAGGAAATCGCAATGGCAATTTTTACCGCAATCACACAGGGAATCCTCGTTGCAGGACTTAGTAATTATGTAAATCAGATTGTAAAGCAGGCAAGCAAAGAAGACTAGAAGGAGGTGATCCTTTTATCTCCCGGTACAGGGTTACGTACTAGAACCAGAGCCATTAAGGCTCTTTTTTATTGCAATAAGTTATAGCCGAAAGGCAGAAAGGAGCCAAAATGGCACGATTAACTACACTTGGTGTGAAATTTTCATATGCCGTTGAAACCGTGAAAGGCACAAAGCCTACCAAATTCACACAGTTGGAAGAAGCCTCTTCCATCGGCGGTATTTCTCTTGATACAGAACAGATTGACGTTTCTGCACTGGAAGATTATCTGACACAGTATGCAGCTGGTAGACAGGATACAGGTGGTACATGGGAAATTGAATTCATCATGGATCCAGACAAATCTGTTAAACAGATTAAAAAACTGTACGAAGATTCTAAAGCTGCAAAAACTACAGGATTGGCAACTTGGTTTCAGGTGTCGTTCCCGGATATGTCCGACTCATTCTTTGTTATTGCAGAATGCGGTCGTGAAATTCCAATGCCAGAAATTGCACAGAACGAAGCAGCAACCATGTCTATTTCTCTTATCATCAATACATATAAGGGACTGGATACCAAAATTGAGCCGACAGCGGCTGCTGAATAAGATGTAAAACAGGGAGGATAATTTATGTTTAGTTTTTCAGCGAATGGCAAAACATACAAAGTAAAATTCGGATATGGCGTACTTACTCAGTCAGATATTCTTACACAAGTGTCTTCTATGGGAGCAATCAACAATCCGAAAGATATGATTAAAATGCTTCCAGAACTGATTCTGGTAGGATTGCAAAAAAAGCACAAGGATGAATTCGGATATGAAACCGAAGAAGAAAAGAAAATTGCATACGATAAAGTGTGCGATCTTCTGGACGACTACGAAGATGAATCCACAGAGGAAAATCCTCAGAATGGATTTATTTTATTCGAAAAAGCAAGTCAGGAGCTTGAAAAGAACGGTTTTTTATCCGGAATGGTAAAAGCAATGGAGAAAGCGGAAAAGGAACAGAAGCTTCCGAAAATTCCGCAGGATCACAAGAAGAAGAGCTGAGCTTTCCTGAGGTAGTTCATAAAAAACTACTTCCACTTTATTTGTCTATTGGCGTTTCTGAGGAAAAGTTTTGGGATTCCACACCGTATGATTTAGAACCATACATGGAAGCCTACAAATTAAAACAAAAAATGGCAGATTCGCAAGCATGGCAGTTCAACATGTACACGATGTGTGCAGTTCAGACTGCGGTTGCAAATGTGCTTATTGGTAAAAAGTCAAAAGCTGAATACCTTAAAGAACCATTTTCACAAACAGCTGAAAAGCAAAAACAAGAGGATGAAGAGAATCTTTCTGAAACAGAAAAGAAACGGCAACGTGACAGGTTGCTCATGACATTGCAACTCATGCAAGCAAATTTTGAGCTGAATCATGGTAATAATGACGAGGGCAGGCAGGATTAAAAGTCTTGTCTGCCCTTTATTTTTTTGATTAAAAGGAGGTGCTTTAATGGCCGATAATACCATAGATACCCTCAATGTACAAATATACAGTAGCACAACTCAGGCGGTACGGTCTATTAATAACCTTGTAAAAAAATTAGATACATTAAACACTGCCCTTGGAAATCTTGACATAAGCCGGTTAAATAATTTTTCCAATTCTTTAAAAAGTTTAGGTAGCGTGAATTTTAAAGCAAATGGATTGAATGCGGCTATAAACGCTATCAATCGTCTTGGAAAATCCGATTTCAGCCAGTTTGATACAGGGAAATTAGGTAAAATTCTTACCGAGATGCAGAAACTTGATGCTATTCCAGATGTTTCTCCGAGCGTTAGCCGGTTCACAACCGCTATAGCTAAACTTGCCGGTACAGGACAGTATATCGGCAATGTATCAAAGGAACTTCCGAATCTTGCGACAGGTTTAAATAATGCGGCTACTAAATTAGGCTCTATGAGCGAAGTATCAGCATCCACCAATGCTTTTATTACTTCTCTTGGAAAATTAGCTAGTGCAGGAGATAAAACTGGAAAGACTGCAAGTCAATTATCAACTCTCGCGCAAGAGGTTTTGAAGTTTTTTGACGTAATGAAAAGCGCACCAGATATCAGTTCGAACACAATAAGAATGACAGAAGCTCTTGCAGTATTAGCATCGTCTGGAAGCAAAGTAGGGCGTGCCACAAATAGCGTTTCGAATTCATTTAACACGATTTCTTCGTTAGGTTCAAAAGCAAGTACTGTAATCAATGGGCTGACAAATGCTTTTCAAAAATTTGCTTCAAAAGCTATTTCTTTAGGTGGAAAAGCTGTATCTGCAATCGCAGGTATTGGAAATGCATCTTCTGAAGCTGGTGAAAAAATAAGAAGATTGTCAAACCCTATGAGTTCAGTAACTGATAAGTTGAGTGTTCTTTACGCCAAAGGTTTCCTCGTAAAAAGAGCATTAGATGTTCTGACATCGCCAGTAGAATCCGCAATGAACTATGTAGAGACCCTGAACTATTTCAACTCTGCGTTCAATCAGGTGGCAGAAGGAATCAACACTGACGAATGGAAAAAAAGTGGTATAAAATCCGCTGAAGCATATGCAAATTCATTCCAGGAAAGGGCAAAACAGCTTTCACAGAAACTGACAGGATTCGAAATTTCAGATACTGGCGAACTGGCTAGAACCAATACCGCCAGTCTTGGACTTGACCCAGAAAAGACAATGCAGTATCAGGCAACATTTGCACAGATGGCATCGTCTATGGGCGATACATCAGAGACTGCATTAAAATTGTCTAATGCACTCACTATGATTGGTGCTGACCTTGCTTCTGTACGAAACATGGACTTCAAGGATGTATGGCAGGATATGGCATCTGGCTTGACTGGTATGAGCCGCGCTATGGATAAGTACGGCATTAATATCCGTAATGCCAACATGCAACAGGAACTGTATAATCTTGGAATTAATACCAGCATATCGAATTTGTCTCAGGCAGATAAAACGATTCTGAGAACGATTATCTTGCTGAACAACTCTAAGTATGCATGGGCTGATTTATCAAACACGATCAATCAACCGGCAAATCAAATTCGTATGCTTCAATCTAACTTCGCATCCCTTGGAAGAACAATAGGTTCTTTGTTCATTCCTATACTGCAAACAGTTCTTCCATATATCAATGCAATAGTAATCGCAATACAAAGAATGTTTGCTTATATTGCAAAATTGCTTGGAATCAAACTGTCTAACTTTGTATCATCTACTGGTGGTATTTCTGTAGATACCGGAGATATTGCAGATAATATGGATAATGCCAGTGATTCTATTGATACTGCAAATAAGAATGCCAAAAAGCTCAAAAAAACATTGTCAGTTCTTTCATTTGATGAACTGAATCAGCTTAATGACAATTCTGATTCTGGTAGTACAAGTAATCCATCTTCTGGCTCTGGAAAAGGCGGTTTGGGGCATATCAAAGCACTTGATGCAGCTTTGAACGATGCTTTATCTGCATATCAAAAAGCATGGGACGAAGCATTCAAGAAAATGTCCAACAGGGCAAATGAAATGGCAGATGCCATTGTAAATGCCTTTAAGAGAAAAGACTGGAAAGGCCTTGGAAAAATCATGGCTGATGGCATCAACTGGGGAATGCAAAAGCTTTATGATTTCATTAACTGGAATAACGTAGGCCCTTACATCACTAAATTCACCAGTGCGTTCACCCAGACTTTCAACAGCCTTGTTGATAATATCAACTGGGATTTGATGGGACGTACCGTTGGAGCTGGTATTAATACAATAGTTAATACAGCCAATCAGTTACTTGAGGGAACGAATTTCAAAAACCTTGGTAAGAAATTTGCAGAAGGTATTACAGGATTAGTTCGTGAAGTTGATTGGACTAATTTTGGAAACATGCTTGGGAACAATTTTATGAAAGCATGGGATGTGTTTACGGGATTTGTCGAAAACCTTCCATATAGTGAAATTGGTCAGTCTGTAGCAACTGGATTAAATGGAATCTTTGAGAAAGTAGATTTTGGAGAAATAGCACATGCGCTTGCAACAGGTTTAAACGGAGCTTTTGATTCGTTAGATGCGTTTACAGAAACATTCGACTGGAATGAACTGGTTGATAATATTACAAATGGTATTGTGACATTCATGCAGGAATTTGACTGGAAAGAGAATGGACAGAAACTTGAAAATTTTATCAATCATCTCTTAACATCATTAATTGACATTGCAGAAGGTGTTGATTGGGAAGCGTTTGGACACAATGTAGGCGTATTCCTCAGTGAAATTGACTGGGGAAAACATCTTGCACAGTTACTTACGGTTATCGGAGACGTTCTTGGTGGAATCTGGGAAGGACTTGGAACAACATCTGCTGGCACATTTGTTCAGGCAATGGCTGTTTTTGCTATTGGTGACAAATTAATGCCACTCGTTGACACCATTACCAAATTCTTTACAGGCGATACTGTTTTTGGAAATCTTTCTAAAGCTGTACAAGGTATGCTGAGTCCCGCAATCACAGAAGCTGTAGCGACAACTATTCCAGCTCTTGGTACTTCCTTGGGTGCGCTTGTGGCAACTGGTGGTGGAATTACTCTTGCAGTAGGTGGTGCAGTATTACTTACCAAGAAATTAGCAGGACTTTTTGAGACCATGCAGGGCGGTAATGGAATGACTACACAGTATGGTGGTTATCTCCATGATTACGCAACACAGCTGACTGATGTAGCGAATCTTACAAACGATCAGTCGGAAGCGTTGTGGCAGTTGATTGAAAAGGATGAAGGACTTGGAAAAACTCACGATGAAATGTACTCTGATATGGTTAGCAAACTTTCTGAGTATGGTGTTTCAGCAGAGCAAGCTAGAACAGCTCTTGAGCAATACGGAGCGCAAGCAGGTATATCAGCAGATTTTGTTGAAGGAATGACTGATAAAATATCTGCTCTTGGGGACGGTATCTCTGAGGCTGCTGGCAAATTTGATACCAGCAAAATTAGTGTGTCTGATCTAAAAGATACCTTATATCAGTTGACACTTAAATCTGATGAATTTGGAGGAGTTTATAAGACTGCATGGGATAAAATCAGTGAAGTACCTTACAGCAACACAACCGATGCGTTGGATGCTGTTTACACGTGCCTAAAAGATGCCGGAGTACCACTTGACGAACTCGATAAGAAACTGAGTGAAGATTTCCCGAATGCGACCATTACAACAAAAACAGCGGTTGAACAAAATATTGTAGGAGCGCAAAAGACCATTTCTGCATCTGTTGGACAAGCATCTAAAGATACAAAGACAGCCACAAATGAAATGGCGAAAAATGCCACAGATGATTTCTCGGAAATTCAGAAACAAGCCGATACTTACATGAAAGGCATGGAAAGCACAACTACTAGCTCATGGGGCAACTCTTCCAGAGAAGCTACATTGAAAGCCAGGGAAATGAAGAATGCCGTAAGTACAGAACTCGGGAACATGGATAAATCCGTAACAAGTCATTTCAAGAGCCAGTATAACATTGCATATGGAAAATGGGAGAATATCGGAAGAGATATTTCTTCCTACATTTCAAAGGACATGAACAACAAAATTGGCAGTTCCTTGAACAGTGTTGTAGATACAATCAAGAGCAAGTTTACCGGGTTGTATAATGTCGGCAAAAATGCAATGCAAGAACTGTCAAACGGCATGAAATCTGTACATATCAGTACACCGCATATGTGGATGAACATGAACGCTTCTACAAGTGGAAACCATTATTCCTACAACTGGAATTCTGGTGTAAATTGGTATGCAAAAGGTGGTTTGTTCAAAAATGCATCTGTCATTGGCGTTGGCGAAGCAGGACAGGAAGCTGTTCTTCCTTTGGAAAATCGAAAAGCCATGAAATCCATTGCCGACAGTATCATGTCCGGCTATGACGGCAACATGGGACTTACGAAAGATGAGATCATGGAAGCTGTCGAGCGTGGCGTAGTTACTGCTTTGATGAACAATGGTGGCTTTGGTGGTTCTTCACCAGAGTACATCATGAACAGCATCAAGGTGAA